TTACTTTCGGATTATTTATCACTTATTCTCCCTTCCAAATCCTCTAAATGGATTTAGTGGGATAAATGTAATTACCTAAATGGATTTATACAAGTAGGAGTTCGGCGAGTCGGATTGGGAGGAAGGCGCAGAGCTTCTCAACCTTGCCAGCATTGGCAAAGTCGGTCTTATCGGGTAGGGCCTTCCAATGCCATTCAGGAGCCTCTAGAGCCCCTAAGTCGAACTGATAGACACCTTTAGGCGTCGCGTTGATATAAAGCGTCCTAGCCCCCGTCCTAGCCCTTATATCGGCTAGATAATCCCACTTCTTCTTCTCAATTATGAGAGTATCGTAATGGGTTCGTCGGCACTTCATCTCAATATAGGAATCGCTAGTAATGCCGTCGGCTCGGTCGGTCGCCGATAGTGGCGTCAAGTCCGGATAGATGGCCTTGAGTGCCTCGAATAGTTCGACCTCGCGAAGGTAAATTAGTCTTCGTCCTCGTCTTCGTCCCAAGGCTTGAACATTGGGTTTCCGTTATCCACTATCCATTCAGGATACGAGCTACGATCCATCGCGAAAGCCAAGGCCGTTCCTTCATCCATACCAGCTCGACGACAAGCCATATAGACCTCGTTGCAAGCGATAGCCCAAAAGTCCAGCCGAGTAAGTGGGACATCTTTCGTCGTTTTGCGACGTTTTGCCACCTTCTTAACTGGCTTCTTAGCGCGCTTTTTTGCCTGTGCCACTTCTGCTCACTTTCGTCGAGAGGGCCAATTCTAACTGACTTTCCATTTTATCAAGCCGCGACACAATGGGCAGATTCTCTAATTTGATTATGTAACGCAGTCCGGCAATCAGTAAGCCAATTGATCCGAGAACTGAGGCGATAGTCGCCGCGAGGTCTGACGCTGGCATTAGCGAACTTTGCCGTAACGCTCGTAAGAAGGATTTAGCCAGTTGATGATGCTAGGCAAGACTGACGCTAGAGCGGCATTTGCAATAGCATTGACATCTAGACCGACTGCTAGGTAGGTCGCTAGAGCTGCTGCTACGAATGTCTTCGCCCAACTGCCCGCCATCAATTTGAGTTCTTTCATTTGTGTCTCCTTCTAGGTTGAAGAAACTGCCGTCTTTGTCTCCCAGAGTTGTAAAGCTGATATGGAAATGCGACTTGTGAGGGTTTGGGCCTCTGTATTTTCTGCGCTTCCAGCCAAGTATTGGGCTCATAATCTTGCCATCGTAAATAATATATTTAATGCGTTTATCGCCTCGCTTGGCGCACTTACGAATCTTCTCGACCAGCGCATAAGCTTCTTCTTTATGAGCCGACAGGTCAGAATCTATGTCTATTGCTCTAACGATTCCATCGATCGGTATATGGTCAGAAGTGCCTTTTGCAAGGTGGCGAGAATCAGCAATCCAGCCATCAGACTTCCTATCGCGGTCAGGATAATCATCATCGATTTGCTCCCGAAGTTGAACACCAGCTCTACAAAGTCTCGGAGTCATCTTGGCTTGCTAAATAGGATTCAACTTCTTCGTCAGTCATTTCTCTAACATTAGTTGTGCCAGAGGCAACATCAACATCTGTAATATAAAGTTTCATTTATGGCGCTCCAAATAAGGTAATAGTTCCAGTTCCGTTAAAAGTGCTTGCTGTCATAACAACATTTAATTGGCTGACCACTGCAGCCGCTTTATAATAGCCATTTACATAATAACTTCTGGTCGCAGAAGTGGCACTTTCAAAAGAGCCACTTTCGACAAAATGAGCTGAAGTTGTGTCGCAGTTTCGCAAAATTAAAAATCCGTCATTAACACCAGTAGCCGAACCTTGGTGTGTGCCAAATCCAGTCGCACCTGCAATTGAAACATTGCTGGAAGCAAAATTATCACTAACCCTTGCAAGTATATATTGATCAACTGCAGAATCATTATTTACTCTGATTAAACAAGTGCCGCTTGCTGTAAATCCGACTTCTCTAAAAACTAACATAAATTTCCTATGAAGACCTAAGGAAGTAAAATTTACGGCAGTTCCTAAGTTTGCTGGGGTTGCGCTAGATAATTGAGTGTAAAAATCGCTATTTGAGCTGCCTATTGTATTTATTGCCATTAGCTTATTTGGCTTCCAAAGGCGTTGAAAGAGAAATCTGCAGTAGATGCATAAACTCTTAATTTATCTGTTGCATCAAGTGTAATACCAAGCGTCAAAGCAACTGTCGCTTTTGCAGCTAAATTAGCATCATAAACTAAATATTGTTGATTGGCCGCAGCTGCTCCTGCTACAGCGACATAAATTCTGTAAGTGCCGCTTGCTGTGCCTCTATTACATACAGTAATTGTTGAAACTACTGCATCAGTTGCCGCTGGGACTGTGTATAAATCCACCTCGGTGGTCGCGGCTGGTGCTGATTGCCCTAGTATTTTATATATCGTTGCCATTTATGCTCCCATTAGTAGGAAAGGGTGGATTAAGCCTTGAACGACTAAATCAATTGATTCAACTGTGGCATCAATAGCATCGCCTAAATCGCGAATGGCTAGAGCGCCATCTTTAACAAAATCTGAATCGTCTGGCTCGGGCCAGCTGTAATTAGGACTTAATGCCATTTTGCCTCTTATTCATAGTCGGCCCATTCTAGCGCAGGATCAACACTACTCCAGATAAGTGAGGCTGAGACATCCTGCCAGCGAGTTGGGGTAATGCTAAGAGTATTTTTAGTTACATTTAGGTTCAGGGTGGCTGTGTTTTGACTAATAGTCAAAGTCCATCCTTCTACGAAGCCCCTAAATATGCCATTAAATATGCCATTAGGAAAGGCACTTACCTGTATGGGCTTACCCATATAAACCGCTATAAGGCCATTCAATACACCGCTAGTAATGGCTGGGGCATTGAGCTGAACTGTAAAATTTTCTAATACTGTCTCGGGGGTTGATCTTAGGGTTATATACCGATCAGCTTGGAATTGGGCTTGAGCCCCGTCTTCCAATTCAGTAACAATATCTGAAGCCCGAGTCCCATAAGCTGCAATGCTACTTGCGCTGGTAGAAGTAACTGTGGCATTAGCTTTGTATTCCAGCAAAACATCATTTATAAGGTTATTGGTATTGATTTGGGATTGGATGCTATTGCCAAGAATTACATCAGTAGGAATATTGAAATAGCCATTGGTCGCGGCTTCTATTGTGCGCCTAGACTCATTGGCATAACCAACCTTGCCATCTGTAGTTTCATAAATATACCCAAAGGCCATTTGAGCATAGTAAGAAGCAGCAGAATAGCAATCGGTTGGACTAGCGGCTGCAGAAGTAAATTCATAAACTCCTGGAGTATCGACTACATCAATAGTAACTCCAGAATCAACCAAAATTCTATCTAGTCGGTCATCGTCATATTCTTTGGGCCAGCTAGTTGTATGGGTGATGACTCGGGACATATCGGCCAATGGCCCTACTGCTGTTACTGTGTGAATAATGACCTTGGCATTTGAACCTATAGCTTGAACAGAGTTAGAAATGCTAGACACTTTGCCTTCAAAAACTTGCGTAGGTGTGCCAGTAAAATTATCAACAGAGATAATGACTGGTTCTTGCAATTGAATTGCTAAAGGAGAATTATTATCATTTTTAATTCTGATAGTTGCATAACCATATCTAGGTTGATCCCAAATAGAGTTGCGCCCTGAGCTGACTGTTACGCCATTTAATGACTCACTTGTATAATCTGTGCCATTTATTGTAACTGTTGGGTCAATAGTCCAAGACATTATTCAGCCCTAGTTGCGAATCGACTGACTCCAAGGTTTGCGAAAGTTCCTGAAATTGCGGCTTCGTTGTTCAATAAGTCGGCAATCTGGCGAGCGGTTGAGGCTGGGTCAATCGCACCATTAATTACTATATTTACAAAGCCATTATCATCGGGGCGCAAAACGCCGCGTCCGCCAAATGCTCCCGTTCCTGTTTGGGTAAATCCAATAAAATCGCGAACAAATTGGCTAGGGTTGGTAATTCCTGGGATGGTAAATATAGGCGTTCCAGAAGTACCGGAACCCGACGTATCTGTTCCTAATACTGTACCCGTGCCAGTTGGGTTGCCAATAACAAGATTTCCCCCGCCACCGGTTTGCGGTTTTCCGAAAACAGTTCCGCCCCCAGTCGTAGGGCTTCCGCCAAATGGCAATCCACCCGGCGCGACTGTATTAGACCCAGTAGATCCGCCGCTAGACCCGAAATTAAGTGGGGGAATTGTTGGAGTATTTGCGCCGCCGGTAAGTGCGTTTTTTGCTCTAATAAGCGCGTTTATTCCCGCAATGGCCGCATTGATAATCGGCTCAAGAGCTTTTAGAGCAATAGAAACCGCTTGAACTATGCCACTAGCAACTTTGCTTAAACCAGAAATCGCATTTCCAAGAGTAAATGTGATAAATGGAACTAGAGTATTTTTACCGAATTCATAAATAGACTTAAGCGCATCTTCGTTATCTTTGAAAGCCTTGATGACTGGATCAATAGCGACTTTCTTGAATTCTTGAAGTTTAGGAATACCAGTATCAACGATAAATTTGAAAAACTTTTCAATAATTGGAAGTAATGCCGCGCCGAGAGTTTCCTTTGCTTCATCGAAGGCAACTTGAACTCGAGCCATCTTGCCTTCAAAAGTTTCAGCTTGTGTTGCGGCGGCTCCGCCGAAAGTATCGCTAAGGGTGGTAATGGCCCCTTCAAGGCCTAGCGTTTTTATTTCTGCCGCTGATAGACCTACGCCTAAACGAGTTAAAGCTCCGGTATTGCCTTCGTAGGCTTTACCCAAGGCGTTCGATACTGTCTCAACGTCTTTTCCAGTAGCGGCCGAAATATCGAGGGCAAGGGTAAGAAGACTTTGTGATTTCTCAAGATCACCTGTGGCTACTGCTAAACGCTGGAAGGCTGGACGAAGTTTATCATCGGCTACACCAGTCGCTAAAGAGGTTTTGAGAATTTGCTTTTCAACTGCCGCGACTTGTGCGTCTGTTGCACTTGTAACGTTCTTGAGAGCATTTTCTAAACGCTTTTGAGCCGCTTCGTCCTTAATTGCCGCTTGAACTCCATCGACCGCCAGTTTAACAGCATAAGCTGCTGCGGCGGCTGCGGCGGCTGCAAATGCGGCCTTTGCGGCTGTGCTAAATTTTTCTAATTTGCCGCCAAAACCTTCGACGTCTTTTGAA